TGGAAAAACGTTTCTGAAGAAGAATTTGATGAGATGTTCCCTTCCCCAAAACTAAAACAACTGAAACAAAATCAACAACAACCTTTTGAAGTATGACTAAAATTGACTTTCAACGTTACGAAAAATTTGTAGATGCGGTTACTTCTGAAGCATCTACAGACTTTGTGGCACTTTCTGATCGCTTGGTTGAACTCGATGAGAAAGGTGCAAACATCGAACGTCTTCTGACTGCTGGTGTAGGTATCAATGCCGAAGGTGGTGAGTTTCTTGAGATCATTAAGAAGATGATTTTTCAAGGTAAACCGTTCAACGAAGATAATCGTGAGCACATGATTATTGAACTTGGTGACCTTATGTGGTATGCTGCTCAGGCATGTATGGCACTTGAAGTTTCTTTTGACGAAGTGATTGCACGTAATGTCAAGAAACTTGAAGCACGATATCCTGGTGGTGCATTTGATGTATACTATTCTGAAAATCGTGCGGAGGGAGACCTGTGAGTAAAGTATCAGCAACTATCAATCTCCCCAATTTAGGTATTACTGATTGGGTTGTTGAAGCAGATTCGGAAGAGGAACTGAAAGAAAAGATTGAAGTTTTGTCCAAAGCAAGAAAAGAATTTGACCCAGATTGGAAAGTGAAGGGGGTAGACCTGTGAGTGAAGAAAAGAAAGTAACATTAGAACTGTCTGTATATCAGGCAGCAGCAGTTCGTGCATCACTTTTTACTGATACCAAAGGATATACTTATGATCCTAAGTATGTTCCACCACGAATTGTAGAAATTCGTAATGTAATTAATGATATTGATGAGCAGATTGATGAATTTCTTTCAGAAGAAAACAAATGAAAATTTTTATTGATGTTTTAAGTGATCAACTTCTGGATGCATGTAAAACAGATTTAATATCAAATAAAGTAAAAGAAAACGTATGGGGATCTAGTTCTTTCAGATGGGAACCTAGTTTATTAAAAAATATTGATGGTCCATGTATGATGACACCAATTACAGATAAATCTATAGTTGAAAAACTAGAAGAAGAGTTATCTGTAATTTTTAAAAATTATACTTACAATTCTTTGGCATTTCAATATTATATTTGGGATTCTTATTCTGCTATTTCTGATCACAATGATCATGATTATATATTTGGTGCTACTCTATATCTGAATACGAGTGAGACATATGATGGTGGTCTTTTTATGTGGAAAAGTGAAGAAGATGAACAATGTGAAATTGATATGTTCAGATGTGTTGTACCAGAAGAAAATATGATCATTATAAATGATGAAAAACAATTACATATGGTGACACCAATATCACCCCATGCAAAAGATTTTAGATGTACTATTCAAATTTTCGCTACTTGAACTAAATAAAAGAAAGTGTGTTGTTAAAAAATGTCTGCAAGACCACTTAATCAAGTGTGGAGTAGATATGTTTCTGCCTTTAGAAGAGGAGTACAAACTACATCTAAAGAAGATCTAATACTCTATAATGGTAGTAGCAGAACTGCTAAGAAAGTTGGTACGATTCCTAAAAATGCAGTAATACATGTTGGACCAATAAATGCACCAAACTATATTCCCAGAATGCCTGTTACATACAGGCAAGGTGATAATGATCCAGTACAGGGTTGGGTTAGAAGTTTAGGAATAAGAAAACCTTCAACTGGATCTAATAGAGTTAGTTTTTCATTAAAACCACAAGATTTTCCAAATGTTGGTGGTACTAGATTAAGTTTTTCGGACTATTATAATAATATAATGGGATCTATTAATAATAGATCTGATTTACCAGATGTTGTAAAAAACTATCTTATTCAATTGGTTGAATATTGTAATACACATAGTCAGAGAGATAGAGTAGATTTAGTTTCAGCATATTCTTTACTAAATGATTCTGCTTATAGTTCATGTGTCAATCTAATAATTAAAGATTTTAGTGAATTAATAGCACCAATATGTGTCTTACAAAGAGGAAGTTCCTATTTGGTAAAGATGGGTTTTGCCAATTTGAATGTGAATAATGCATCTATATTTGTGCCAACAGCAGGAAATTATCCTTTGGTTGATTTTATAATAAATGACACTGAAGGTAGAGAGTATCCTTTCTCTGTGAAAGCAATGTCTTCCACAACTAACGTTATTAAACCACAAGACCTAATGAAATTTGTGGATGATAATGCACGAGATGCTTTTATCATTAAGTTTAAGAATACTCCAGAATATGAAGTTCTTCGTCTTTTAGGTCAAACCAATAAGGGCGTTGCCGAGACCACATATGAGACAATCAGATATCTGGCACAGACTCAACCCTTTAAGAGCGTTCTACCTGCTAATCTAGATAAGATCATACCAGAGAACCCTTCACATCAAAATTTTACTGATACAATCATCGATGATAATATGGAAACCTGGAATTCAATGTACGATACTTGGATGAGTGGTGCAAGGTATCTTAGCAATCCATCTTTGACCACTGGAGCGAAAGGTAAGTACAATCAACTTTCTTATCTAATGGCAGTTGCTGTAGGAAAGATTAGTCAAAGACGCACTAGTGGTCTTAACTATCTTGAAATTGTTAGGGACTTTCTCATGGAGAAAGTGTCTTATTATAAGTTCAAGATTAACAACAACGGGATGCCAGAGTTCAAGATTGAGAACAAGTTTCATAATGAATTTAATGTAAACAGTAGACTTGTATTGAGAACTAAAGCATCCAAAGGTTCACCACTTAACGACAGACTTGGAGTTCAAGCATAATGGCAAAGAACACACACTTAGAACATTTAGAAGATGACATTCTTAATAATGGATCCGATGGTGGAAAAAATGCTATAGCATTTTTGAGAGAACTTGGTGATATGCTACATCAAAAAACATCATCAATTAGTGTTACCACTAAATGGGATGGTGCTCCAGCTATTGTTTGTGGTGTAGATCCACAAACAAATTTATTTTTTGTTGGAACGAAATCAGTTTTTGCAAAAACAGAACCTAAGATATGCTATCATGAAGAAGATATTGATCTTTGGTATACTGGGCAATTGGCAGCAAAATTAAAATTATGTTTGAAGCACTTGAAAAAATTAAACATAACTGGAGTTTTGCAAGGAGATCTTTTGTTTACTGATGATAAATCTGTACAAACAATTAATGGTGAAAGAGTAATTTCTTTTAGACCAAATACAATAACATATGCTGTCGATATTCAATCTCCATTAGCGGATATTATTAAAACTGCAAAAATAGGAATAGTATTCCATACAAAATATACTGGAGAAACTATTCCAGAAATGTCTGCTTCATTTGGTGCTAATACTTCCAATTTGACTAAAACATCTGATGTTTATGTTGCATCTGCTTCTTTTACTGATGCAACTGGAATTGCTAATTTTACTGAACCAGAATATAGGAAATATATATCTGCAGTAAATCGGGCTGAAGGATCATTAAAGCAAGCTTCTAAATTTTTAGATGTTTTGACATCTACAGGCGAATCGAAATTCATCATGTCAAAACTTTTTAAAATGTATTTCAATACCTATGTTAAGAACGGAAAACGTTTGCCAAACGTTAGAGAAGTAACATCACAATTTTCAAATTATTATTCTGATGTCTTGGATAAAGAAATAATGTCCAAAAAGACAAAAACAACTAAGAATAAATATCTAAAGATGAAGATAGATGGTTTGAATTTCATACAAAAAAATAAGCAATCTGTTTATATGACAGTTGCTTCTTATATGAATCTTCAAACTGCAAAAACAATTGTAATTAGACAACTTGAAAAGGTTAAATCTCTCGGGACGTTTATAAACACCGAAGATGGTTACAGACAGACTTCACCAGAAGGATTTGTTGCAATCAAATCTGGATCTGCATTAAAACTTGTAGATCGTTTAGAATTTAGTAAAGCGAACTTTACAGTAGCGAAAAATTGGGATAAATGAAAAGTTTTTTAAATTTTATCAAGGAAGCATCAGCATCAGTAGCAGTCCAACAAGCTTCTAGAATGGGATTGCAGAGTGATGGTCATGGTGGTTGGTATGATAAAGATGGTGAATTTGTAGCGAAAACGGAAAAAGGAAGATTAAAGTTTTTTAATAAAAGACAAAGAGTTGGGAAGCAAGATCCTCCACAAACTGATAAGGAAAAAAATCTTTCAAATACGACTTCAGAACCAGCAGCAGGAGTTGAAACTCAAAAACAACCAACATCAGAAAAACCACCTATGGTTCCACCAGAGGTTGAAAAAACTAAAGGTACACTGACTATTGCATTTGGACGTTTTAATCCACCAACAACTGGTCATGAAAAACTTTTGGATACCGTAGCATCAAGTTCTGATGATGGTGATTATATTATTGTCCCTTCAAGATCTAATGATAAGAAAAAAAATCCATTAGATGCTGATACTAAAGTATCTGTGATGCGTCAGATGTTCCCTCAGCATAGTGAGAAAATTGTTAATGACCCACAAAATCGTACTATATTTGATGTCTTGAAGAAGGCGCACATGGATGGATATTCTGGTGTTCGTATTATCGGTGGTGGAGACAGGGTAAAAGAATTTGAAAATCTTTCAAACAATTATAATGGAAAATTATATGCTTTTGATAATGTAGAAGTTCGTTCGGCAGGTGATAGAGATCCTGATGGTGATGATGTTTCTGGCATGTCTGCATCCAAGCAGAGAAAGGCAGCAGCAGAAGGAGACTTTGCATCATTCCGCAAAGGTGTTCCATCAACTTTGAATAATAAGCAGGCAAGAGAACTTTACAATAATCTTCGCACTGCTATGCAAATTAAAGAAGGATGGAATCTCTGGGAGATTGCTCCTAAATTTGATTGGAAAAATCTTCGTGAAAACTTTGTTAATAATAAAATTTTCAAAGTAGGTCAAATTGTAGAGAATGTAAATACTGGATTAGTTGGTAAGATAATTCGTCGTGGAACTAATTACTTAATTTGTGTAACTGAAGATAAGATTATGTTTAAGTCTTGGATTAAGGATGTAAATGAAGCGGTTGTAAATAGTAAAGCAAAACAAGGAGTTCCTGCAGATCAAAGACTTGTTGGTACAGATTCTTATAGGAAGTATGTTGAAGGTATGGTGCCAGGATGTTGGAGTAAGCAATTCATAAATAAATATAGAAAAAAGTAGAATTACGAGATTTCCATGTCTAAAAATACAGGCGGTGCTCGCCGTGGTCATGCCGCTGGTGATACTGATATTGAAAAGCAAGCATCCCAACTTGCATCAGATGTAAAATACAAAGTTAGAAAATCCCTGAGTGGACAAACTAATCTTAATCCTGCTCAAGTTGCAAAAGCTTATCTTGCACAATTGGCAAAATCTCCAGCACCCTCTGCTGTTAAAGCTTTAGCAAAGAAAAAACTTACTGGTGGATTAAAAGAAGAGTATAATATTCCACAACTTGCAGAAGATACTGTAAAAAGTGTTTTTAAAAAAGTTTTTACAGAAGAGGACCAAAAGTATCATATTAGAGTAACTGATAAGAAGACTGGTAATTCATACACAAGAGATGCGACTCGTGCAAAGATTGCAGAACTTCGCGCAAATCCAAATATTGCCTCAGTTGAAATGACTTCTTATGATAGTACTAAGAAAAAGGCAAAGAAAGATTATGATGGAGATGGTAAAGTAGAATCTTCTTCTAAAGAACATGCTGGTGCAGTTCATAACGCTATTCAGCGTAAGAAGGGTGGAAAACCTGATGGGCAAGATACTAGAAAAGAATCTGTTGGTGAAGAAGTTATCTATGAAAAAGATTGTGGATCCTGTGGTGATAAAATAACTGGTAAAAAAGTTAATAATAAAAAATATATTAACTTGAAGCCAACTGTTGAGTCTGCTAATCCAGAGGATCAAAAAGAAATTGAAATGAAGAAAAAAATGCTTCAGAAGAAAATGATGCTTCAAAGGCAGACAATGCAAATGCAAAAGCAAGGAAAACTTCCTTTGAATTATAGTGAGGGTTGTGATTCTAGTAAACCTGAAGAGAAAAACAATGATGAAGATCCAAGATCTATGAAGACAAAAATTAATCTTGGTAGGAACAAGTTGAGAGCAATGGGTATCAAAATGTCTTATGATATGGAAGGTGATATGATTGAATCTGCGGAAGATCGTCTAAGAGATCAGCGTATGGAGCGTGGTGGTGTTGACGGTAATACTGATTATCGTCGTCCCCCCAGAACAGCAACAGGTCCTAAGAAGAAATCATCTGGAGACACTCAAATGTCTGCATTTGATAAAGTAGTTGGAGATCTTAAAGCAAAGTACGGTGATAAAGCAGTTATGGCAAAGAAAACCCAAAGGAAGTGATATGCCTGCAGTATCTAAAGCCCAGCAAAAGTTTTTTGGAATAGTTCGTGCCATCCAAAAAGGTGAGATGGCACCTACAACTCCCGAAACTGCCGAAGTTGCTGCCTCTATGAAAAAGAAGGATGTAAAAGACTTTGCTTCTACTAAGCATAAAGGTCTTCCTGAAAAGAAGAAAGTTGAAGAAGGTGTTGGTTTAAAAATTGCGAGAGCGATTGATAAGACTAAACCACCTATAGGAAGACCAAGTTTGAGAAGAAAAGTTAGCGATGCTTTGAAAATGAGGGAAATTGATAAGTCTTCTAAAAAGAAACGTACATTTAAACATGCCGATTCTCCTGGAAGAAAATCATTCAAAGACTTTACAAAAGAAGTGGAAGCAGCAAAAAATAAAAAATGATCTCCTATATATTTGTAGATCATTTGGTATAAGATCATGCTTGCATTTTTACTCCCAATCGCCTCAAAGGTAATCTCAGATGCCGTTAACAAAATTCCAGAAAACGAAGAACTCGGTGAAAAGTTGGTTGAGATCTGTCTTATTATCTTGGGTAAAGCGGTTAAGTTAACTAAAACTGATATGGACGATCAACTTCTTGAAGTTGTTAAGAAAGCGATTCTTGCCAGGGAAGCGGAATAATTTATAAATATCAATATAAAGAATTAAAGGTAAGAAAACATGTCTCTTTGGGGATCATCAGACTCTTTATACTCGACTGGTACCGTTAGCGTTGACCTTACAACTAAGGTTGCAACTTTCGCTGGTGGTGCCACTCTTCCTGCTGCTGCCACCATTGAGGGTGCGGTTATTACCATTACAGGTAAAGGAAGCGCAGTTATAAATGAGCGTACAGGAAATACCACATGCACAATCGTCAATACCACTGGTCTTGATGGAACTGCAATTAGTGCTGTAACATATAACATTTCTGAGCAACCAGTTTATGTCAATGAAGACTCCAATTGGGGTGGTGAGGAAATTTATGGTGTAGATGTAGCAGAGCAAACTGCTGCCGTTGACGATGGGTCACAATACAAACCTGCTCATGCTGGATGGGTTGGAATTACAACCTACATGGGAACAGATGGTGCTGGTGGACAAGTACTTAGAGTTAAGACTGAAGTATTAGTTGCAGGTAGCCACATTACTGGAGATGCTGGTCCTGGTGGAACCGCAGACGATGATATCTTACCTGATTCTTGATTTAGACTGATGTAATATGAGATTTAATGAATTGACGGAAAGTAATTATATGCTTTTCGCTATAAAATTTTATAATAATCCCCAAGCTTTGACTAAGGATGATTTTGATGAGGATTTGAAGAGAATACGATATATAAAAAAATTATTGCGTAAATATAGAAAAGATGGGATTTTAAAGTCCCATCTTTTACTTAATCATTTAACTGTCTTATTTAATGTATTTGATGATGCCGCAGTTCCTTTGCTTTTCTATAATATGGAAGAAGACTTGTGGCCATCGCTAAAAAGTTTTTTAATTTTTCTTAAAAGAATACCAGAATATCCAAAAACTGAATTAAATAATATACCTGATGATGATTATTGTACACGCACATTAAACTCTATCTAATGGATATAAACAAGATTATTTCTATTGTTAGAACTCTAAATGAGGAGGGAATGACTTTAGGTTCTGGTCAAATTGCTGGAACTCATGAAGCTGGAGATTTGCCTCCTGTCAGAAAAAGAAATAAAAAGACTTATGCAAAAGGTGGATTGAATTCTCGTAAGTGGTGGTTGCAATATTTAAGGGGCAAATAATGTTTGGTCAAAATCCCAAAATAGCAGTCTTAGAATCTAAATTAGACATGTACGAAGATCTCTCTAGAGAGATGCTTGCGAAGTTGGAAGCAGCTGTAGATAAAATTTCGGAAGGTAATAATCGTATAGCACAGATATTAACAAAACATGATGAGAGAATTGATCAAAGTATTAAAACTGATGGCATCATCATAAAAATGATTGATGAAATGAAGTTGACTGAAGAAAAGACACACGCTGTATTGCATGAAAGAATTGATAAAGTTCAATTAGAAATAAAAGGTTTATTAAAATTTAGATGGCAACTTGGTGGAGTTTTGATTCTTTCAGTATCTCTCATTACTGCTGGAAGTCATCTCATACCATCTTTGTTGACAAGTCAACCACCTCAGGTTATAATTGACGGAGCAAAGTAGGTTTCCGAATGAGTTCGGTTCAGTTTCGTAAGCATCGGGTGTTTCGTGAGACCCCCGATGTTGTTTTTTATGATATTTCGGTAGATGATTCAAACGCATCTGATCTTGTGGTACACGAAGGACCAGCAGTTTCACCACCAGACGATGTCATCGGTGCAAAACAGTTCTACATCCACCATCATCAAGTGGACCATAATCGTGTCCTCTCAGGTGAAAGAACGTTTGAACTTGTGAACTTTGATTGGAAGTTTCCTTATCACATTGTTCACATGAATCGTAAGAGTGGGGCACTAGTAGTTCCTATCGGAACATATCATCGTAGTATTTCGGGTCCAGATGGTTCTATTGTAATCAATCAGGCAGTTCGTGACTCAGAGTTTAATCCAGATACAGAGTTTATTCCTGTAAGTGCTGGAAATAACCCTGAACTATATCGTGTTCTTGTTCACGAACAACCAGTAATCCACGAAATCGGTGAATAATGGACCTTATTGACAGTAAATATATTAGTCTAATTTCTACCCGTCTTCAGAAATTTAAGAAAGTAAAAAACAATCTTTTCAATTTTCGTTGCCCAATCTGTGGTGATTCTCAAAAAAATAAAAATAAGACACGTGGTTACATTTATCAGGTAAAGAATAACAGTAACTTTAAGTGCCATAACTGTGGTGCTAGCATGTCTTTGAATAATTTTTTGAAGCAGTTAGATACAACACTTCATAAGCAATATACAATTGAGAAATTTAAAGAGGGACATACTGGCAAAAACTTTGTTGTAGAAGAACCGAAGTTTGAATTTAAAAAACCATTATTTAAGCAATCTATTGATCTACCAAAAGCATCTGAGATTCCTGCCGCAAAAGAATATTTGGAGAATCGTAAACTTAATCCAGATAAGTTTTATTTCGCCCCAAAGTTTAAAAAGTGGACAAATTCTCAGAAACAAACTTTCGATAATGTCAACTATGACAATAGTCGAATCATTATTCCTCTCTATGATGAGCAAAAGAACTTATTGGGATTTCAGGGCAGAGCACTAGATAAATCACCCAATAAATATATCACCATTATGCTTACGGATAATGCACCAAAGATATATGGACTTGACACAATCAATACAAAATTACCTGTCTATGTGGTCGAAGGACCCTTTGACAGCACTTTCGTCAACAATAGCGTGGCTTTGTGTGGTAGTGATGGTGACCTGGGTTATCTTGAGGGAAGCGATCTCATTTTTGTTTATGATAACGAGCCCAGGAATCGAGAAATTGTTGGAAGGATTGAACGATGTATCGAAAGAAATCAAAAAGTCGTCATCTGGCCAACCAACATCATAGAAAAAGATATCAATGATATGGTTCTTTCTGGACATGATGTTATGTCTATGTTAAAATTAAATACCTATTCTGGTTTACAAGCAAAGATTAAATTTAACAATTGGAAAAAGATATGAGTAACGGTACAAAGGTCGTCAAAAGAAATGGAAAAACTGAACCTCTTGATTTAAATAAACTTCACGTAATGGTGGAGGAAGCATGTAAAGATCTGGCAGGAGTTTCTGCTTCTCAGGTTGAAATGCAATCTGGTATTCAATTTTATGATGGTATTACTACAGCAGAGATTCAGGAGATCCTGATTCGTTCTGCAAGTGACCTAATTGACCTCGATCACCCCAACTATCAGTTTGTTGCGGCACGTCTGCTTTTGTTTGCCACTCGAAAGCAACTGTATGGACGTATGCATGAGGTTCCGACTGTAAAACAACATGTAGATGAATGCATCAAAAAAGGAGTTTATGATGCAGAAATTGCGGATCTTTATACTAATGAAGAGTTTGATAAACTTCAATCAATGATTGATCATAGTCGTGACTATTTGTTTACATATGCTGGATTACGGCAAGTTGTAGATAAATATCTTGTACAAGATAGGAGTAGTGGTTCTCTTTACGAAACGCCACAGTTCATGTATCTTCTGATTGCGGCAACCATCTTCTCCAAGTATCCTAAAGAGACACGTCTCAAATACGTTAAGGATTACTACGATGCCATCTCCAAACACAAAATCAACATTCCCACACCTATCATGGCGGGAGTGCGAACTCCACTTCGACAATTTGCTAGCTGTGTTCTTGTTGATGTTGATGACACCCTCGATTCTATCTTTAGCTCTGATATGGCTATTGGCAGATACGTTGCACAAAGGGCGGGAATCGGTATCAACGCAGGCAGAATCCGTGGCATCAACAGTAAAATCAGAGGCGGAGAGGTTCAACACACAGGTGTGGTCCCCTTCCTCAAAAAGTTTGAATCAACTGTCCGATGCTGCACACAAAACGGCATCAGAGGTGGGTCAGCGACTGTCCACTTTCCTATTTGGCACCAAGAAATCGAAGACATCTTAGTTCTTAAAAATAACAAAGGTACAGAAGACAATCGCGTAAGAAAACTTGATTACTCTATCCAAATCTCAAAAATCTTTTACGAAAGATTTATCAAAAACGAAAAAATCTCCCTCTTCAGCCCTCACGATGTTCCAGGTCTGTATGATGCTTTTGGCACTCCTGAGTTTGACCAGTTATATGTGGGTTATGAACGAGATGAATCTATTCCTCGCAAAACTATCGGCGGTCAAGAACTCTTTTTAGATCTGTTAAAAGAGCGTGCTGAAACTGGTCGTGTTTATATTATGAATATTGACCATTGTAATTCTCATTCATCTTTTATTGATAAAATTGAAATGAGTAATTTGTGCCAAGAAATTACTTTACCAACTAAACCTTTAAACCATATTGATGATGAAGATGGGGAAATTGCTCTCTGTATCCTTTCTGCTATTAATATTGGTAAAATTAGGGATCTTGAAGATCTTCAAAGTCTTTGTGATCTTGCTGTTAGGGGTCTCGATGAACTTATTGATTTCCAAAACTACCCAATTAGAGCAGCAGAAATTGCCACAAAAGCAAGGAGATCTCTCGGAATCGGTTATATTGGATTAGCACACTATCTTGCAAAACATGGTCATTCTTATGATGATTCTGGTGCTTGGCAACTTGTGCACAATCTCACTGAAGCGTTCCAATATTATCTAATTCAAGCAACGGTCAATCTTGCAAAAGAAAAAGGTGCTTGTGAATATAATGATCGTACTAAGTATGGAAATGGAATTCTTCCAATTGATACATATAAAAAAGAAGTAGATGAAATTGTTTTAAATGAGCTTCACTATGATTGGGAGGATCTTAGGACACAGGTTAAGCAGTATGGAGTTAGGAACTCAACATTGTCTGCTCAGATGCCATCAGAGAGCAGTTCCGTTGTGTCAAATGCAACAAATGGAATCGAACCACCTAGAGACTATCTGTCCATTAAAAAAAGTAAAAAGGGACCGCTCAAACAGATTGTCCCACAATATGGATCTCTTAAGAACAATTATACTCTTCTTTGGGATATGGAGTCCAATCATGGTTATATTAATATTGTTGCTGTAATGCAGAAATTCTTCGATCAAGCAATCAGTGGCAATTGGAGTTATAATCCAAAACATTATCCAAACAATGAAGTTCCTGTGTCAACTATGGCACAAGATCTTTTGACTACATATAAGTACGGTTGGAAAACCAGTTACTATCAAAACACCTATGATATCAAGACTGATGAAGTAGAAGATTCTACAGAGTCTCTTGATTCTTTAATCGCTCAACTAGAAAACGCAGAGGAGGAAGAGTGTGAGTCTTGTAAAATTTAAGACAAATAATGAAAAAAATAGATCAGTTGATTCAATGACTGTTTTTAATTCCCAAGAGGTTGATACTAAAAAGCAACCTATGTTCTTTGGTAAACCTCTTGGAATTCAAAGATATGATTCTTATAAGTATCCTATCTTTGACAAACTCACAACCCAACAATTAGGTTATTTCTGGAGACCAGAAGAAGTATCATTACAAAAAGACCGTGCGGACTATCAGACACTACGCCCTGAGCAAAAGCACATTTTTACCAGTAATCTTAAATACCAGATCATGCTGGATTCTGTACAAGGGCGTGGTCCTGGGATGGCTTTTATCCCTTACTGTTCACTCCCTGAGTTAGAGGCATGTATGGAAGTCTGGGGATTCATGGAAATGATTCACAGTCGTTCATATACTCATATCATCAAGAATGTTTATTCAGATCCCTCAGATGTGTTTGATCACATTCTGAATGATGATCGTATCGTAGAACGTGCTCTGAGTGTGACTCAGGCATACAATGACTTTATCAATGCTGCACATCAGTATGATAATTCCAAAGAGTGGCAACACGCTTTGGAAGAAGTCCCCTACGCACAAGAGGCAAGATATGAACTCAAGCGCAAACTCTTCAGAGCAGTTGCAAACGTTAATATTCTTGAAGGTATTCGCTTTTACGTATCCTTTGCTTGCAGTTTTGCTTTTGGCGAACTCAAACTTATGGAAGGAAGTGCAAAAATCATCTCACTAATTGCTAGAGACGAGAATCAACATCTTGCTATTACTCAGAATATTCTGAAAAAATGGCGTGAAGGTGATGACCCTGAGATGAAACAAATCTTCCAAGAGGAAGAACAGTGGTTGATTAATACTTTCGAGAATTGTGTCAACCAAGAAAAGATTTGGGCAGAGTATCTGTTCAAGGATGGATCTATGATTGGTCTTAATGATAAACTGCTTCAGCAGTATGTGGAATGGATTGCCAATCGTAGAATGAAAGCAATTGGACTTAAACCGATCTATGACATACCAGCAAAGAATAATCCACTTCCTTGGACAGAGCATTGGATCTCTTCTAAAGGTCTTCAAGTGGCACCCCAAGAAACGGAGGTTGAATCCTATATCGTTGGAGGAATCAAACAAGACGTTACTAAAGACACCTTCGCAGGGTTCTCACTGTAAAGGAAATTGTAAATGTAACTGTGTGAATACAGGAGAAGCTCTAGAAATGTATAGAGAAGCAGCAAAATCTGATTCTTATATATTTGGAGAATATAATGGGTATGAAGCATATGGGGATATCCCCGATTAAGAAAGAGGGTCTTTGGACCCTCTTTTTTTATAAATATTTTTATATGCATATTGTAAGGAAAAATGTCTCTGACACAGAAAGAATACGGCAATCTTAGAAACTTATACTCTTCCGTATATACTTCATCCGAAGTAGAGATCACTGAAGAACTTATCGATGAAGTTGTTGATGAGTTGGTAGAGGAACTTGTAACAGAAGGGTATGATGAAGAGGAAGCATACTCTCTGGTAGAGGAAGCAACCGATGCTTATATTGATGAGGCAAAGGTTACTTTTGGGCACGACACCACTGCTAGAAGAGCATCTGGTGCCCCTGTAGGTGCTAAAAGAAGATATGGCATGAGAAAGGCAGGAGAAGCACTGAGCGGCGCTAAGAAGGCAGTAGGAGGTGCTGTAGATAGTGCTAAGAAGAAAGCAGCTGCTGTTAAGGCAGGTGCTCAAATCGCTGGTTCTATCGCGAAGGACGAGGTAAGAAGAGCAGGACGTAAGGCACAGCACAGTGCCTCTAAGGCAGCAGACGCCGTTAAGAGTGCTCCTGGTAAGGCAAAGGATAAAGCAAAGAAAGGTATTAAAGGATTCATTAAGCGCCAGGCTGAGAAGGTCGTGAAGCGTATGAGTGAAGAAGTTGAAGCACTCAAAGCATCTGGTAAATTCTCTGAGAAGGAGATTGAAGCAATCATGGAAGCAGAAGTGCAAGAACTCTATAAAGGTAAGCATGGACAATCTGATAAAGAGTATGCAGATTCCCGTTCTCAGGGTGGTAAGATGGTGTCTGGTGACTCAAAGCAATCAGGTGCTGAATACACCCATGGTCGTAGAGTCAAAGCAGCAAACCCTGGTATGCAACCTGATGTAGGTGGCAAGACCAAGCCCAAGTCACAAGGTAAGATGGATAGAGGCACTCGTGCTGACCTTGAGTATCGTAAGGCAAATCTCAAGAAAGAAGAAGTTGAAGCAGAAATGAGTGAAGCAATGTCCTCTTATGACCGCAATCGTAAGAGAGCAGCACAAAGAGCAGCAGCAAGAAATGCTGCCAGAGATGCTGGAAAGACTGGTGTAGTTCCTGGAGTTGGTTATGTAACTCCTAGAAGAGAAAGAGAAACTTATGTTGATTCCGCAGGCACAACCCGTCATAAGTCTGGTGCTAAGATGCCCAAAGACTGATACAAAACTTACATAATTCTTTGAGAGGGCTTGACACCCTCTCTTTTTTTGTCTAGAATAGGTTTGTTCCCGTTAAAGATAAATAATAGCTCATAATATTAGAAACTATGAGCTATGAAAATCCTTGGACTTACTTGGAACGAACTTTTGATAGCGATTCTATTGGGGACAACTTTGGTTTTGTTTATAAAATTACCAATCTCCTCAACGGTAGATCATACATTGGAAGAAAGTATTTTTGGTCCTTCAGGACACCGCCAGGGAAGAAAAGAAAAGTTAGACAAGAGAGTGATTGGAAACGGTATTATGGATCATGTCCAGAACTAAAAGAAGATATTAAAGAAGTTAACAATAAAGTATTCTTTAAAAGGGAGATTCTTTCTTTACATAAGACAAAAGGAACTTGTAATTTTGAAGAAACAAAACAATTATTTTTAAATAATGTTTTAAGTGAATCTCTTGACAATGGTATTCCAGCGTACTATAATTCCAACATCCTAGGACGTTATATGCGTAAAGACTATGGTAACTTTGGAACAGACTCTTGAACATACTCATAACTGGGTAGTAGATCGTTTACATACTCTTTGTGATACAGAAACTGACGATATTCTTGCAGTTATTGAAGATGCACATGCATTACAATCAGAATTTTCCGAATGGCTTGATCCAAATACAGAAGATCATGAAATTTTTTCACTAGAATATATTGGAGATTAATAAAATAATCTATGTCAAACGTTTTATTTCCCACTACAGTTGTTGATGATTTTTTTGATAATCCTCACGATGTAAGAAAACTTGCGTTATCTACAAAATTTTATCCCAATAAAGATGGTAGATGGCCTGGTGCTAGAAGCAGGGGAATACATACTATCGATAAAGAATTATTTGAACATACTGCTGCTAAAATACTTTCACTTTTTTATAATATTAATGATATTGAAAATTATACTCTTCAATTAACTTTTCAACATATTACTCCATCTCATGAAAAGAATAGTCCTGAAAATAGGGGATTTATTCATCGTGATCATGTTTTAATGGGTGGTGTAATTTATTTGGATGAAGAATATGAAGAGGGGATTGGAACCTCTATTTACACCCCAAAAAAATCTTGGTATTCGACTACTGGATATAATTCATTATCTTCTGAAGTTAGTGATTTGAAAAATAAAAAATATAAAGAAAAACAATCATTAGATTCAAATGAAATGGAAATATGGAATAAACATAGAGATAGGTTTAATGAAACTATTACAGTGCAAAATCTTTTTAATAGATGTATTTTGTTTGATGGTAGTTCATTTCATGGAGTTCCACATTTTGGTACAAAAGAGAGATTGACTATGAATATATTTTTTGAAAATATTAAATTTTACACAACTCCTCGTACTCCTACATATCCATTGTATAGAAGTTCATTTACATAAAATTTAAATGATGAAAAAATTTTTACTAATTGCGCTATCAGTTATT